GGACATTAATGGAGTAGAAAGGACTTATGCTAATAAGGACGAGTATGACTGGGAAGGTGGTGAAGTAGACGAGTACACCAACACTCAACAAATATTAAACTCTCCTGAATTTCAGAAAGAGTATAATGAGTGGTTAGATGGAGTACAGAAATGAGATGTAAATGTTGTGATGCTGTACTCAACGAATGGGAAGCTAAAGCTAGAGAGCCTACAGATAAGTCTAAGTTTGTTGACTTATGCTCTGTCTGTAGGTATCACTCTAACCCTTATACTTGGCTAGATGATGATGAGGTCATAAATAAAGAAGATTTATCTATTGACTCTGATTAATAAGTATGATAAAATATTACTATAGATTCAGCTAAAGTGATAATCATTATGGTTATTACTTTAGTTAAATCTAAAGACCTAAGTTAGTTCTTGAGACCGCTAACTTAGGTTTATTTTTCTAGGTCTCTAGGATATAACAATTATGATAACTACAGGTATAGCAAAGTACGTCTATCTAGACAGTACAGAAAAATTCAATGGTGAGGATACTGGTAAGTACACACTTACTGTCGCTATTGATGATAAGGAAGCCACGGCACTAGAAAAAGCAGGTGTCAAGGTTAGGACTATTCAGACAGAGGATGGTGGGTCTTACAAAGCCCGTAAATTCTCCACTAAATATCCTCTATCCTTTGATATGGTGAAGACTTCAGATGGTGAGGCTATCGGACACGATTTCGGGGCTGAGTCTGAAGTACAGGTACTTTGGAAAGCGGGGAATGAACATCCCCAACACGGTGTCGCTACATACTTGACTGCGGTTAAGGTTATGAAGCGTACTGAAGGCTATAAGTCTGCCGACGAAGAGACAAGTGAGTTCTTCGCATAACCCCTCTACTTTTGTAGAGCATAAGCCCTGCCCTGCCTGTAGAGATACAGGTGGGGACAGAGCAGGTGATAACCTTTCAGTCTACTCTGACGGACACGGTTATTGTAATGCCTGTGGTCACTATGAAAAAATTGTTAAAAATTTAACATTTGATACTACAAGCAATAATTTTAATATGGAGAATAATTCTATGCAAAGTATAACGCCACGAGGTACAAGTGGGGCTATGATTAAAGATAGAAGGATTTCCTCTGACATCACCAAGAAATTTGGTGTGACGGTAAGCTACGACAAAGGTGGTAAGATAGACAAACACTACTATCCATACTACGACTCAAAAGATAGCAATAACTTAATTGGCTACAAAGAGAGAACTGTCGCAACTAAAGAGTTTCAGATTATTGGAACTAATAAGGGTTCAGGTCTATTCGGACAGAACGCTAATCGTTCAGGGGGTAAATACTTAACTATCTGTGAGGGCGAACTAGATGCCCTTTCTGTGAGCGAAATGTTTGACGGCAAGTGGCAGGTCGTATCACTAAAGAACGGGGCTAATTCAGCCGCTAGGGACGTCAAGGATAACTTAGAGTACATCGAGTCCTTTGATAATGTGGTCTTATGTTTCGACCAAGACCAAGCAGGTTTTCAAGCAGTTAAAGACGTACAGGATATTATATCTGTAGGTAAGCTGAAGGTCTGTAAGTTGCCTATGAAAGATGCTAGTGAGATGCTAATCAATGGTAAGATTAAAGAGTTCACCAATGCTTGGTGGTCTTCTGAATCTTACACACCTGCGGGAATAGTCAAGGGTGTAGACACTTGGGAACATCTTCTAAAAGATGAGAACCTCGTCAATATTGATTATCCGTGGGCAGGTCTTAATAAACTAACCTACGGCTTTAGGTCTAAGGAACTGGTAACTATAACGAGTGGTTCGGGTATGGGTAAGACTAGCGTTGTTAAGGAGTTAGAAGCATACATACTTGATAAGACTGACGATAACTTAGCTATCATTCACTTAGAGGAATCTATCGAGCGTACTGTTAAAGGTTTGATGTCTATCGAAGCTAACTCACCTATTCACATACCACAGTATGAGAGAGAGTTAAGCCCCGAAGATAAAAAGGCTCTATGGCAGAAATCGGTAGGTGATAAGAATGTATACTTCTATGACCACTTTGGTAGTATGTCGGAAGACTCACTACTTAATGTGATTAGAACTTATGCTAAATCTTTTGATTGTAAGTGGATAGTTTTAGACCATTTATCTATTGTAGTTTCCGACCAAGATGGTATACTAGACGAAAGAAAAGCAATTGACGCCATTATGACAAACCTTAGAAAGATAGTTCAAGAGACGGGCATAGGATTATTCCTTATCTCTCATCTCAGACGACCACAAGGTAAAGCACACGAAGAGGGCGGACAAGTATCGCTATCTGAGTTAAGAGGCTCTGCGGCAATCGCTCAACTGTCTGACATCGTTATAGGCTTAGAGCGTAACCAACAGGACGATGACCCTATCATTCGTAATCAAACAACACTACGAGTTATAAAGAATAGGTTCTCAGGTCTGACTGGCAAGGCTTGTAAGTTACAATATAATAGTGAGACGGGAAGACTTTCGGAGGTAATTGATGAAGGCTTTTTTTGATATAGAAACTGACGGTCTCGAAGCTACTAGAGTACATTGCATCTGTGCAATGCTTGACAACGATGAGACTACTGTATACAACTTTATAGGAGGAGAAGCGAATGGACTTTTTCGAAAATGGTTGGCATCAGAGAATGTCGACACTCTTATTGGACACAACATTATTAATTTTGATGTTCCTGTTCTGCGTAGGCTTACTGGGATGGATTGGTCTTTTAATTTACGGGACACTCTCGTTCTTTCTAGACTATATAACCCTAGCCTTGACGGTGGGCACTCTCTAAGAGCGTGGGGTGAGAGGCTTGGTGATTATAAGGATGACTATCAAGGTGGATGGGAAGAGTATAGCCACGATATGTTAGAATATTGTCAGCAAGATGTGAGAGTTACTAAAGCTCTTTACAATCATTTTGTTAAACATTTAACTTTTTCTGAGGCAGTTGATTTAGAACATACGACGGCTGAGATTATTAAGCAACAGACCGACAATGGTATGATACTTAATGAAGAACGTGCCTATGAACTACTAGCTGAGATGAAAGAGAAAGTGTTGGACATAGAGGATGAGGTACACGAGAGATTTAAACCTCTGCCTGTGTGGGTAGACTTAGTTCATCCTAAAGACAAGATGAAGAATAAAGATGGCAGTATCTCTAAGAGGTATCAGGCACAGTTAGATAAAGGTGCACACTTTCAAGATTGTAAGTGGGGATACTTTGAGTACCCTGAGTTCAACTTAGGCTCTCGTCAGCAGATAGCTAAGTATCTACAACACTTCGGTTGGAAGCCTAAAGCATTTACTGAGAAGGGCAATCCTATCGTAGATGAGAAGGTGCTTAAATCTGTTAATATACCTGAAGCACAATTGATTGTAGATTACTTGACACTAACCAAGCGTGTTGCTATGGTTAAGAGTTGGGTAGAAGCTATTGATGAGCGTACTGGTCGAGTACACGGAAGAGTAAACCCTTGCGGTGCGGTGACTGGTAGGATGACACACTCTAATCCTAATTGTGCTCAAGTCCCTGCGACTAGGCACGGAAAAGACGGAAAGGTTCTTTGGGGTTTTGAGGGTGGCTATGGTGCTGACTGTAGAGACTTGTGGACTGTCCCTAAGGATTATAAGTTGGTTGGGTGTGATGCTAGTGGTCTAGAACTTAGAATGTTAGCACACTATATGAATGATGATAAATACACTAATGAGATACTTAATGGTGACATTCATTCTGCTAATCAGAAGTCAGCAGGACTACAGACTAGAGACCAAGCTAAGACTTTCATCTATGCGTTCCTATATGGTGCGGGAGATGTTAAGATTGGTGAGGTAGCAGGAGGTGGTGCTAAACGTGGGCGTATACTTAAGAAGAACTTTCTTGACAATACTCCTGCATTAAAACAACTGCGAGAGAAAGTTTCCGAATCAAGCGGTAAGGGTTGGGTTACTGGATTAGATGGACGTAAGCTACACATACGCTCACAACACTCAGCACTAAACACTCTACTACAGAGTGCAGGTGCGGTGATTATGAAGAAAGCGTTGGTACTATTGGACTCTTATGCTAGACAGTATGACTTAGATTATAAGTTCGTACTGAATGTGCACGATGAGTTCCAATGCGAGGTCAGAGAAGACCAAGCAGACTTCTTCGGAGGTCTAGCGGTAGGGTCTATCATTCAAGCAGGTAAATCTTTTAAACTAAACTGTCCTTTGGACGGTGAATATAAGGTAGGTGAAACGTGGCAACAGACTCATTAAAGAGTGGCTATCGTTTTGATAGAGTTAATTCTAAAGGTGAAGTCATTTTTAGAAGGGACACTAATGAAACTTTAGAGTATGTCGAGAAGTACTTAAATTCTAAAGGTATTGAATATGAAGCTAGAAAAGGTGCTTATATGTTATGGATAAAGAGAGATAAGTGGTATGCTTATTATTATACAACTGGAAGATGGCATCCTTATGTAAAAAATAACTATCCTAAGAAACATTATAGGTCTAATGGGATAGACGATTTTATAACAAGGTTTACAAAAGATAGTAAGATAAAAGAAAAGGTAGATTCACATTTAGGTTGTTTTTCATATCCTAATTGTGATATTAACCCATCAGGTTGTACTGTTCATAATGATGATTATGAAGAGTATGGACATAGAGATAACAAGGAGGTACAAAAATGAGTACAAACGCACTAAAAACAACAGTAAAATATACAAAGAAAGATAGAGTAATTATAACTATAGATATGGAACATTATGAAAAATTATGTGATGGTTATAATAAACTCAGAAGAGCTTGTAATATGATGATGGAAACAAATGATTTATATTTAAGTGATATGAGAAACCTTGATGATTTACAACACGAAATGCAATTCTTAGGTTTTGTAAGAGGCGACCATTATTGGAGTGATGTTACTATTCCGAAGGAGACTGAGTAATGAGTACAGATACTCTAGTAAGCGACATATATCGTATGATTGACACCAAGGATATTCCTGAAGGTGTGCCTGTCGAACAAGTAATAAATGACTTCGGTGAAAATATGAAGCAGATATTAAGAGATAATATCACAGAGCACGAGTTTGATAGACGTAAGCTCCGTATGTCTAACATAGGTAAGAAAGATAGACAGTTGTGGTATTCTTATAATGGCTATGAGGGTGAGAAACTACTGCCCCATACAAGAATCAAGTTTCTATATGGTCACTTGATTGAAGAGATGGTACTAGCTCTTACTAAACTTTCGGGTCACGATGTGACACACGAACAGAAGCAAGTAGAAGTAGATGGTATTAAAGGCTCTATGGACTGTAAGATTGATGGTGTGCTGACTGATGTTAAATCAGCATCATCTTATGGCTTTAAAAAGTTCAAAGATGGCTCATTAGTTAATGATGACCCCTTTGGATATATAGACCAAATCAAAGGCTATGCTCACGCTGAGGATACTACAGATATTGGTTGGTTAGTTATGGATAAGACCAACGGACATCTTACATATCTAAAGTATGATATGGCTGATGAGTCTCAATGGTACTGGTCGAAGTTAAACTTTTTCTCTATACCTGAAAGAATAAAGAATATAAAGAAAATAGTTAAAGCAGAGACACCGCCTGAGAGATGTTATGAGGTTATACCCGATGGTAAGTCAGGAAATATGAAATTACCTGTCGGTTGTAGCTACTGTGCGTATAAGCACGATTGTTGGGGTGAAGACCTAAGAACATTCTTATACTCTAATGGACCTCGTTACTTGACGCAGGTTGTACATTTACCTAACGTAATAGAGGTGGATAGAGATGGCAATAAAGTATCGCAGTAAGCTAGAGAAAGAATGTTCCGAAGCTCTTGGTAAGGAATGGAAGTATGAACCTTGTAGGATAGCCTATACTATCCGTAAAAACTATACGCCTGATTTCGTTAAAGGCAAGTACCACATAGAAGTTAAAGGGTTCTTTCGGAGTGGGGACAGACAGAAGTATAAATCAATTGCTGAACAGATGAGATTTGAAGGCAAGGAGTTAATATTTCTGATGCCCCGCCCCGATTCTAAAGTAGCCAAGGGTAATAAAATTACTTACAGGAAATGGTGTGAGAAGTATGACATCAAAATATTTTCAACTAAAGAAATTAAGGAACTAAAGAAATGGACGAAGATAAAATAAATCCTAACCATTATAAACAAGGTAATATTGAGGTCATAGATTTTATCTTAGACCAAGATATGGACTACCTAACTGCCTCGATAACTAAATACATTTGCAGGTGGAGATTTAAAAACGGTTTAGAAGACCTAAAGAAAGCTCGTTGGTTCTTAGATAAACTTATAGAACACGAGGGAGGACAGTATGGCTCTAACTCTTAATGAACTTAAAGAACGTATAGTCCAAGAAGCAATAGACCCTTGTACTCTGTGTGAGGTATTAGATATAACAACAGAAGATATCTTACACGAGTTCGAGGATAAATTAATAGACAAACGGGAGGAGTTTGACGATGTTGATGATACCTACTGAGAACTTTATTATGATGGCATTAGCGTTTCTTACATTAGGAGCAATCTTAATATGGAGACACGGTGCTAAATGTTATGATAGAGGGATAACTGATGCGATACTTATGCACAGAAACGGAAGACTAAAATATAATACTTACTTAGATGACAATGGTAGCAAGATGATAAACATTGAAATTGACCCACTAGAAGGAGATGAATAAATTGAATAAATTACCAAATGATTACCAAAACTTTATAGCCTTAAGCAGATACGCTAGGTGGCTACCTGAAAAGAAAAGAAGAGAGACTTGGAAAGAAACTGTAGCACGTTACTTTGATTTTATGGAAACACACCTTATAGAGAATACTAAGATAGGAGAAGTTACAGAAAAACTAGACCCAAAGACTAGGAAGATACTTGAGGATGCGGTATGTAACTTAGAAGTTATGCCTAGTATGAGAGCTCTTATGACCGCAGGACCTGCTCTAGCTAAGAATAATATAGCAGGATATAACTGTGCTTATCTTAGTGTAGACCACCCTAAAGCATTTGATGAAACATTGTTTATACTTATGCACGGTACTGGTGTAGGGTTCAGCGTAGAGAGACAACACGTCAATAAACTACCTGATGTTCCTGAGACTATGGTAGATGTAGAGGATGTTATTGTCGTACAGGATAGCAAAGAAGGATGGCAATCAGCTTTCCGTAAACTTATCACTTATTTATATGATGGTGAGATGCCTAAGTGGGACTTCTCTAAGGTGAGACCTAAAGGTGCTAGACTACAGACATTCGGTGGTAGGGCTAGTGGTCCTGAACCTCTACTTGATTTGTTTAACTTTTCTACTAACATCTTTAAAGAAGCAGGGGGACGTAAACTTACGTCGTACGAATGTCACCGGATGATGTGTAAGATTGCTGAGGTTGTAGTTGTAGGTGGTGTACGCAGGTCAGCCCTTATCTCTCTATCTAATCTTACTGATGAGCGTATGCGTAATGCTAAGAGTGGTCAATGGTGGTCAGATACTCCTGAGATGGCTTTAAGTAATAATAGTGTATGTTATACAGAGAAGCCTGATATTGGCATCTTTATGAAAGAGTGGACGTCTTTATATGAGTCTAAGTCAGGTGAGCGTGGTATCTTCAACAGAGAAGCCGCTATCAAACAAGTAGCATCTATAGGCAGACGTGACACAGACCACGACTTTGGTTGTAATCCTTGTAGTGAAATCATACTGAGAGATGGTCAGTTCTGTAATCTTACTGAGGTTGTGGTAAGAGCGGAAGACACGCAGAAGGATATACTCCGTAAGGTTAGACTAGCTACTATATTGGGTACGTTCCAAGCGTCACTAACTAACATTAAACGCTTACGTCCTAAGTGGGTACACAATACAGAAGAGGAAGCACTACTAGGTGTATCTCTTACTGGTATTATGGATAATGCTTTTATGAACGGTAGTAGTGATGACAGTAGAGGATACTACGGCAAGAGAAGTTTAGCTGACTTTTTAGTAGACCTTAGAAAAGAAACAGTTAAGACTAATGAGCATTGGTCAGAGCTACTGGGAATTCAACAAGCTACTGCTACTACTGCTATTAAGCCTAGTGGTACGGTAAGCCAGTTAGTTGATAGTGCTAGTGGTATACATACTAGACATAGTGATTATTATATCCGTAGGGTTAGAGCAGACGCTAAAGACCCTATAGCACAACTTATGGAAGACCAAGGCATACCTTGCGAGGCTGATGTTATGAAACCTAATAGTGTTAAGGTATTCTCTTTCCCTATGAAAGCTCCTGATGGTGCTATAACTAGAAACGAAAGGACTGCTATAGAACAACTAGAGTTATGGCTCAAGTATCAGAGACATTACTGTGAGCATAAGCCTAGTGTAACTATTAGTGTTAGGGAACACGAGTGGATGGAAGTAGGTGCGTGGGTATACAAACACTTTGATGAAGTATCAGGTGTTAGTTTCCTACCGCACTCAGACCATACATATCAGCAAGCACCATACGAGGAGTGTGATAAGAAGACACACGATGCACTAGCTAAGACTATGCCCAAGCAAGTCAACTGGGATTTGATTAGCGAGTATGAACTTACTGACTCTACAGTAGGAACTAAGACACTAGCTTGTACTGGTAGTGTATGTGAGCTTGTTGATTTAGTAGAAGAAGAGAGGGATATAGAATGAAATATTTATTAATTGTTTTTGTTTTTGCAACGGGATGCTCTGAGTTGCAAACTAAGTTTGATATGCACAAGGATGAACAACTAACTTGCAGAGCAGAAGATGAATCGCTATGTGCGGGGTGGAAACTATGAGAGAAAAAATAGAAATGTTCTTACACTGTACACTTGCAATAGCGACAATAGTTTCTACGAGTTGTCTAGTCTATGTAGTTATGTGGCTAGAAGCTCTTAGGAAAGGGTGGCTTGTATAGCCGATGTTTTACATTTAATATAGGAGTAAAATATGTTAGAGAAAGTAAAGAACGGTGCTGATGGTGCGATTGACGTTGGTATCAAATTAATTAGCTTATCAATTATATTACAGATTATCTTCGGTCCGAAGGTAGCCTTCCTTACAGGAGATGTAATTGGTTCTATTTTAGGTATAGTATGGACCTTAGGCAATGGGGGATTGGCAGGTATAATCGCAGCCCTTATCATTTGGAGGCTACTTGACAAAGACATAGTCAATGAGCTCAAAGACTAAGGCTAATAAAAACACTTGGGGTCTCGTCCGTATGGATGGGACTTCCAAGTTATACCACTCATTAAAAGTTAAACGTTTAACAAAAACTCAGCCTAGAAATTTATGGAAGAACGACTGGAGAAAATAGTATGAATGAAGACAAAGTTATTAAAGCATTAAACAGTATGAAATATAATTTTGAACCTATGGATGATAAGTTCTCTAGGTATGATGCTTTTGATAAAGAGCACGGCATTATGCTAGAGATTAAATGTAGGAAGAAACATTATCCTGACACTTTAATTGAAAAGATTAAGTTTGATTGGAACAAAAAATTTGCAGAAGAAAACGATTTAGAGTTTTGGTACGCAGTATCTATGCCTAACAAACCCGGCAGTCATACTATTTATATCTTTGACCCTGCTAATCTAGAAGCAGAAGAAGAGGGATATGATTTTAAATGGCACATAAAAAAACTCCCTGAGAAAACTGAGTTCCAAGGGAGTCAATGGATAGACAAAGAAGTTGGTTATCTACATATAGATGATTGTCTATTATCTTTTGAAGAACGTACTAATCACTAAATTTATTTATTACCTCACCTAATTTACCTTGACCGTATCCGTATTGAGACGATTTAGACCAGTCTTGATTCTGTGGTACGGTCTCAGTATGTGTAAACAATCCTCTCTGATATGCCTCATCAAAGGACATACCCGTACCTCCCGCAACATTAGCACCTAAGTCATCTACAGAGAAACCGGTGCTACCTTTAAAATAACCTTCTTCTGGATTGAAGTAAGGCACTCTCTGGCTATCTCCAATTTCTTTGCCTACACCTACAGCTAAAGCTAAAGGACCTCCTACGTTGTATTTTAGGTTCTGCGTAGCGAAGTAGTGAGATAACAAATCTTTATCAGCATTAGGATACACCTTGTTTCCTTCACTGTCTACTAAATTCATAATAGCTTTAACTTTGTTATCTACATCGGATTTATCATAATCGAGTTTATTCTGTACAAACTCTAATGTACCGTCTACCATTCTAGAGCCTTTTCTTATAACATTAGTAAATAGTCCTGCTAAGTTAGGGTTCATTGTTCTGCTCCTAAAACTGCTCCCGATACGGCTCCTGCTTGAGACATACCCGGAGTTACTCTTTTAGAAGGTAACTTACCTATGGTATTTACTAACTCATCAGCTTTATTTCTCATAGCGGGGTCTGCTATTCTTCTAGCAACAAAACCCGTTGCAGTAGGAATTAAAAAAGCCGGATGGAGATAAGAACCTGCAAAAGCTAACATAGTTAGGAATCTGTTAGAATTTGGAGATAATTCAGCAGTCCTTTGGATAGTTCTTTCTATTATCCCTCCTTTTATAAACTGTTCCATTATTTTTTGCTCTGCATTAGAAAAATATTTCATAGATTTAGGATTATTTAAAATATTTAAGACAGCATTTTTATATAAATCAACATCGGACATTTTACTAAAAGCACTTTTAGTTCTTTTAACAGCTTGAAATGCTTGGTCTAATTTTTCTGCTTTTTTATAAAGACTATTAGCAACTCTAGCGGCTTCTAGTTCAGGAAACTGAGAGCCTTTTGCTTTTATAGTGTCGTCCACTAAATCCATCATTTCTAAAATCATTTTCTGTTCTGGATGTTTGTTATATAAAGTAGACAATGCTTGCTTTACGTTATCCATCTGCATTAATGTATACTCTTTATTTCCTGCTTTTAAAGACTTAAAAACATTTAAAGCAGCAGTAACACCTTTGTCTTTTATTGCTGTGTGATGTCCTTCTATAGCTATTTGATTTGCTTTACTAAACATTTCAGAAAAGTCTTTATTATTAAAAAGACCGTAAGATGTTTTTACATTTTCATAAGCAGTGTTTTTTAATTCTCTTAGTTTTGTAATACTTGGATTTTCTTTATTTTTTTTAAATAGGTTTTTTAGTTTTTCAGCTCCTTTACCAACTAAGGGTATTGTTTTTTCTAACCCTAAACCAAAAATACTACTTGCAACTCCAGTTGTTATACTGTCTACCGCTACTCCTCCTAAAGATTCTTCAGTAGAAGTTCCTGCACCATAAACAGCACCTACACTTCCAGAAGCAGCCATCGCTTGCTTTCCTGTTTTCATTTGCTTTATTATTTTAGGTGCTTTAAATATACCCGCAGGACTAACTACAGCACCCCCTAATTCGTATTTTAATGCTGTCATAGGTTGATTAGTTCTAAACTCTTTTATTCTCTCTCTTTCCGAGTCTCTATACTTAGAATATAAATCAGCAAAAGATTCTTCTCCTGCTTTTCCAGATACTATATCAGATAGAGCTCCCATAGCTCCTTGTATTTCATCTCCCCACCCAAAAGTTTGTCCTTGAAAAACAAGCCTAGCTTTATCGTCTAAACTAGGAGTCCATTCATTAGGTATGTTCCTGTTTAGAGGGTCAAACTTATCTCCCATTGCAATTTCAAAAGCAGCATTAAAATCCTCATTGCTTAACCCTACACTATCTGCCCATACACCTAAAGGCATAGCATCTTCTGGAGTTTCTGCGTCTTCTTTTTGTTTTTCCCACATTCTATATGCGAACTCTCCGTTAGAAAATTCAGAGTAAGGAACACCGGCTGAAGTTTTTCCTCCCGGAGTGTTTTTTATTACATAGAAATTTGACATTTAACCTCCTAAAATGCTGATTCTTGTTTTTTCTCAACTAAAGTAACTATAGGCTCTCCTGATACAGGGTCTTTTGTTACCTCATATGTACTTGATAACTTTAAGTCTTTTATTTCTTCTGTTCCTTTAGCATTCATAAGAATTAACATATTTTTATAATGGTCTTGTATTTTTTCAAGATTAGCATAAAAAACTTCAGGTTGTTGGTCTAGACTTAAGCTACCTAATGATGCCTGTAATGCTACTAATTCTTGTATTGCTACTTGACCTAATGCTCCTCCAGTAGGTGACGCCTCTCTCATAGCTTGTAGTTTGTCAAAACCTATGTTTGCCGTTATAGCTAGTATAGCGTTTTCCATATTTTTTCTTTTAGTTCCCGGATATCCTGTAGCACTTAATGCCTTTGCTTCTACTGAAAATATAGCGTCTCTAGTTGATTTTACAACACCCTTACCAACTTCTGTCATTCTGTCATTATATATATCAAAAGCACTATCTACAAGTTCTAACACATTATTTGCTTGACCTATAGTTAATTGTTCTTTTAATGCTGTTATCCTTTCTAATTCTTTTGCAGCTTTGTCTGCAGGCGAACCCGGAATTTCTGTAGCTCCGATAATGTTTCCGTCCTCATCTTTGACTGCCATAAAGTCTGTAGATAAATTAACATCTTCACCTGTTGAAAATTTATCTGTTACATAAGGATTTCCATCTGCGTCCCTAATAACTTCATATTGGTTAGTATCTGGATTTAACTGCATTCTTATAGTTTGTGACGAATTATTAGGATTTCCTACTTCAATAGTTGGTTTTTTAGTAAACCTAGCATTTGCATCTGCTACCTGTTGATTTACTCTGTTGTCTTCTAAAGTGTCTGATAGTGTTCTAGCTCTCTCAGCAAATGATTGTGATAGTTGAGGATAGCCCGCCTGTATAAAATCTTGTGATAGAGAGAATAAAACTTTAGGGTCATTCTGGTCAGCAGTAGAGTATCTAGATAAGATATTCTGTACATCTTCTTGTTTCTTTTGATTTCTAGTTTTCATACCTGCCATTCCTGCCAAGCCTTCTATAAGCATACCACTACCTAGACCTGCAGCATAAGCCCCTGCTTCACCTTTTCCTAGTTTAGCTACTGCCATAGCTCTATCTCTCATAGATTGGTTCTCTGCTGAAGCTAAGTCTCCTGCACTAAATAAACCTGTTATTCCTGTTGCCATAATTATTCCTTAAAAGTTGTATTGACCTAAACTTAATCTATCAGAAAAAAGCCTAGGAGGTAAAACTGTAAAGTACCCATCATCTGCTGTAGCTATTTGATGTTCTTCACCATAAACATTAGTCCCCCTAGAATTACTAGGGGCTACAGCTTTCCCGCATAACTTCCTCCCATAGCACTGTAAGCGTCAGACTGTGTACTCGGAGCTAACATACCGCCACCGCCTTTTTTATCAAACATACTATAAAAATCATCAAGGTCATATTTTTTTACTTGCTCTAAAAGACCTGCTGTTTGAGACTGTTTAAGTTTTGTGTAGGCATCTGCTGCTTCTCTAACTCCTTGTGTGTTAGCTCTTACATCAACACCTGCACCTATTGTTTGACCTAATTCTGCTTGTGGTCTTAGCATACCCGCAGTAGCACGAGCATCAGCACCAAATCCAAGTGCTTCGGCTCTAAGCATATTTCTGTAGTCCATACCAGTTCCTATAGCAGCCATTTGACCTCTCATTCTATCTCTACTAATAGCATCTTCAATAGCCATTTGGTCGTAATAACCTTGTGTTCCAGTCCTACCTTGTGCTATAGCAGCTTCTTGTCCTTGAAGTCTCTGTTGATTAAAGGCATCAGCATTAAACTCTTCAAACATTTTAAACTGTTCTTGTGCAAGTTTATTAGGGTCGCCCATCATATTCTGCAACTCTTGATTTGCCATCGAAGACGAGCCCAAGAATCCTTGCATCATAGCCTGATACTCAGGATTTAAGGTTTGAATCATCTCTTTAGTCTCAGAGTCAAACTCTACGTTGCCTGCAGGACCTCTACTACTCCAAGGTAGTGACCTTTCGTATGCTAGTTCCCTTTGCTGTTCAGCATATGCACGCCTGTCTTTTGCGTCTTTCCTCGCTTGGTATTGACCAAAAAGACCAACTCCTGCGTTTATTAATGCTCCAATCATTATTTAATCTCCTATGCTGTGCGTTTCCACATATAGACTACTATATATGGTTGTAAAATATCGTGAGTGTGTGCTGCTCCACCACCTGCTGCTTGTATTACTCCACTTGAGCCAAGATTAGGCTCACCAGCAGAACTATCAACAGCTTCTACTGTTGTCTGTCCATTTTGTAAAAGAAGCCTGTCATAACTTCCATCACTATGGTTATGTGAAGGTATTTCACTAAGTGTTAATGTGTGTGAATCTGTTTCAGCACCACCTGTAGCATTAAGCGTATCAAATGTACCACTTGATGCTTTACCTACTGGAACTTTACCTTCTGCGTAAGCTGCCCAAGTACCAAATCCAAGAAGTGTTGCTGGGTTTGTTGATACAGCAGCATTCATATATATTGAACCTACTGGGTATATTGCCTGTAAAGCTGTTTGCACAAAAGCAGTTGTTGCCACTTGCGTTGTATTTGCTCCTGTACTTGCTGTTGTTGCACTAAATGCTTCTGCAGCATCTCCGTTAATGTCTGCTTTAGTATTTACTGCTGTTTCTACTGCTGAAAATTCAGTGTGGAAATCAGCTCCTGATATTACTTTTGCTGCATCTGAGTCTGCTAAAGCATCTTTTCCAGACCAAGCTACAACTTTTGAATAGTCTGCCATTATCTTATTTTCCCTTGTTTATGTAAAAGTGTTAAGTCTTGTAAAGACGCATCAAAGCCATTACTCTGTACGCCTATAGATATTTTTATATTTTTTGCTGAACCTGTAAGAGGTGTTCTATATTCTTGTAATCCATATACAGGTTTGTAGGTTACACCTGACTTACCATATAAAGATGTACTAGCTCCCCATAAAGCAGTAGAGCCTGTAGTAGTAGGATTTAAAGTTATAGATGTAGTTTTAGATGCAGTAGCACTAAAATCTTTATACCATTTTAATGCTAGGTTAGCACCTGAGCCACCTTCCATAACCATAAATAACCTCTTTAACAGAGACGCACCTACAGACTCTCCTAGGTTTACCCATACAGTTTCAAAGCTACCAGTATAAGAAGCGTAACTATATGTAGTACCATTAGCTGCTAAGTCTGAATCGTAGTATCCTTCATAAGTAGCAATGCTCCCATCTTTCTGTCCTATTAGCATACCATAAGTATCTGTATACGCTATGCTAGCAGGTTCCCTATCTAAATCAAATGTCCAAGTAGTTATTCTAGGAGCTTGATTAGGAGTTAAATGTTTAAAGTCAAAAACATAAGTAATGTTACTAGCAGTAAAAGTCATTACATATATTCCTTCGTTCTCTATATAAGCTGACTTAACTTCTGTACTCTGACCTATGTTTCTAATTAGCGTGTCTTTAACATTTACTGACAAATCAGTTAGAGGTACTTTATCTTTTTCAGATGTACGAGCTAGTGACCTAAGACCAGTAGAAGATAAGAATACTAAATCATCTCCGATGTGTTGTACCGAATCTCTAGCTACACAACCTACTCCTCGTATAACCTCATTAAGTTTCATACTGCCTACAACATCAGGACTTTCGTATATAGCTATATTGTTCTTACCAAATACAGCAAGTTGTCCATAAAATGGAGCAATAGCTATTATGTCATCTTTTCCCCAAACTTTCTTTAAATCAAAAGAACCACCACCGTTTCCTGTAGTATAGTCATCAGAGTCT